TTATAGGTTTTAGCGAGTTTTGGGGCGGTCAAATTGCCGCCCCATCACGCGGTTTTGTAGTTCATCTATGTGTCACTTCAAGATTATTCCTTCTTCGACGCCACCGCCTGCTCGATGAGCGTCGAGACGAGCTCCGGCACATCCCCGACAACCTTCTGCGCCAGTTTCACCAGGTTCGCGCCCTGTGACAGGACAGCTTTGACCGCGTCCTGTTTGACTTTCGCGGCGAGTGCGGCGTTCCACACGCCTTTCGCTTTGGCATCAGCGACGATGGTCTGATTGAATTGTGCCACGACACTTTCGGCGATGGACGCGAGCCCGTCAATGGCGTTCTGTGCAGCCTGCGAATGGATGTACTTCGGCACAACTTTGGTCGTCAGATACGTCAGCGCGGCGCCGACAGCGAGCCCGAAGGCGCTCAGCACGTCCTCGAGGATTTGGACCTCGACACTGGTGATGGGTGCAGCCATCGTAATCCCTCCCCAAAATGATGAAGCCCCACGCTGGTCTGCGCAGGGCCGGTTTACACAAATCATCGATTGTTGTGTTACGGTTTACACTTTTTATGACAACCGTAAGGTAAAAAATCGAGAAAAGTGACAACCGTAATTACAGCAGCGCCTTCGCTGCGTTCAGTGCCGACTCTAGCGCATTGATGAGCGCTTGCACCTTGCCCTTGTCCACGGTGACGGTGCTGCCTTTGTTCGCGAGCGCCAACAGCGCCTCGTACATGGCCTGCGCGGTCTGTGGACCGTAGATGCCGTCCACGGTGAGGCCATGTTGAAGCTGGAACGACTTGACCGCCGCTTGCGTGGCCGGGCCGAAGATACCGTCCACGGCGAGATGGAGACCCAGGATCTTGTTCAGGTCCTCTTGCAACTGCTTCACGGCAGGCCCCGTGCTCCCGAGTTGGAGAATCGTCACGGTGTCACCTCCGTTGTTCGGTGATGGCGATGGCGACGGACTAGGCGCAGGTGTCGCAGACGGTGCCCAGAAGCCGGGGTCTGCGTACACATCGCTCACGTCCACCTGCACGCCGCCGACCACGACATCGTAGGTGTGCTGGTACATATCGTTGTGCGCGTTCGTTTGGCCGTATGACCATGCGCTCGTCTGCCAGTACCAGAGCTTGTTTCCGTAGGTGTTGGCGAGTGCGTCTATCACGATGACATCGCCATAGGCACCGACCTTGTAGTCCGTGACCTTGCTCAAGAGGACGCCGAAGTACGCGATGATAGCGTCCATGTCTGCGACGGCGGCGTCATAATCCACGGTGAAGGCGATAGCCGTGCCCTTGGGTGCGCCGATGGCCTGTGCAGAAGCCATCGCCGCAATGGCGTCATTCGCCGCCTGCGACGTCGTAAAGTAGCCCACATAGGTCGGGTCACTCTCCCAGATGAGGCCGAGTTTCAGGCCGCTCGCACGGATAGTCGCAACTTCATCGGCAGTGATAGACTTCGCCCAATTCCCCAGATACCGCATGACGGCCTTGTACCCGGCGTCGTAGATGGACTTGGCCGTGGCCTCCGTGAGCCTCGTCGCGCAGTCCACGGCTTGATATAGGACCTTGTTCGACGGCTGCGGTGTCGGGTTAGGCGCGGGCTTGGGTTGAGGCGACGGGGTTGGTTTCGGCGTAGGCGTCGGTGTAGGCGTAGGTGCTGGCGCGGGCTGTGGTTGTGCCTGCTCCACGGTGATGGTCGTGCTGGCGGTTAGATGCGCCCACGTCGCCGTGAAGGTGTACGTCCCCGGATTCGAGGCCGACCACGGGAAGCCGTTCCACCCGTCGAACGAGATGGGGATGGACGACGGAGACTGGCCGTTGATGGTGATGTCCACGTACTGATTGAGTAGCGTCTGGCCGTTGTTGGTCAGGATCACGCCAATGCCGATGTTCTCATTCACGCTGAACGTGGACTTGACGTTGCCGTTCTCATCCGTCGCACGAATCTGGAGCGAAAGATTCGGTTGGACAGGTTGTGTAGGCTTCTGCGGGATGTCCATCGTCGCTGCATCGAGCATGTACTTTTGCAAAAACGCCTCACTGAAGTACGCGAAGCCTCCGTTCCCATAACCTGTCCCCCACGAGTTCTGGAACTTGTACAGGTAGCCGTATGTCGGGTCCGGTTGATAACCAACTACGATGATTTCGTGACCGACGCCCTGCTCCACAGTGCCACCGTCCACCACGTACAGGCCGTTATACACCGTGGGCTGATAGAGCGCGCTGGTCACTTGAATAGCGATACCGACCGGCTTGCCACTATCAAGCATCGCGCGCAATGAGGCTGTCGTGGGGCTGATGACTGTGCAGGACGACGCCTGCATCACGACGTCCGACCACTGCGGCTGGACGTAGAGCGTGTTTTCACTGAGTGGGTCCACGCTCGACGGCACGACGCCCCAGACCATTGCGCCAGTCGCCACGGCCTCGAAGGTCGAGCCTCTGTCTTGCGTCAGGTCGCCTGTGATGAGCCGTCCCCAGTAGTACAGGCCATTGACCGACGGGTCCACGGGTTGCGGATAGCCATATTTGTTCTGTAGCCACCAGATGTAGTCTCGCACGGTGCACGCCGTGCAGGAGCCTTCCGCAAGCTGATTGATGACGGGGCCGCAATACTGCGATAGGTCTACGCCATTGCCGGAAGACTCCGCTTGCACCGTGAAATCGATGAGCTTCTGGCGTCTCTTGATACGATTGAGATAGTCGTCAGTCAAACGAAACGTGTTGTACTTGAGTGCCGCTTCAGGCATTCGCCTGCGCCTCCTTCATGATGAGCTTGCCGTTTCTTTATCAAGAAGACGTGGTGCGCAAATTCACTGGTGCCCGCGCCACCGCCATCTCTTGATATTCAGGTTCATTGGTTCTGATCCAATCCCACATCTCTTTCCATTTCGATAAGAAAAGAGCCGCACGTTCAGACGACTCCACGATGTCGAAGTAGTTATTCTCCAGGCTGGCCGATTCGCTGAAGTTCCAGGAACCAGAGAGCACAGTCGTCTTATCTCGCACTGCGAACTTATGATGCATGATCCTGTGTTTCTGGCTCGTTCCTTCTACAAGAGGAATGCCTGCCGAAATGAGTTGCAAAACATCTGGATGTTCCGCTTTACCGTGCGCTTGAGTGTGGTCAATGACCAAGGCTACATCGACGCCTCGTTTGTGTAACTCAATTAGTTCGTCGATGAGAGAAGGTAGATGCAGACTGTAGACGGCAATCCGAAGGTGTTTATTCGTTCCTCGAATAAAGTTGAGAAAGACTGACTGCGTGTCGTCATCGGGCGAGAAGTACGTCGCCATTTTGAACCCCATTTCAAACATCAAACCACCCCTTTAGGATGCTCCTCCACGACGCGCTTATCGTTCATGCGCACGCCTCCCTAGTTTCGCTTCGAGTTCGCGATGGATGGCTTTGAGTTCTGCGATTTCGGCGGCTTGGCTCTCGTTCAATTTTCGAAGCTCGGACAGTTCAGCCATGACAGCATCGTGTGTCTCCTGTGCTCGCTTTTCGGAGGCCCACCCCATCACGGCTTGCCCAACCATGATCACAGGCAGGAGAACGAGCTGGATGTAGTCTTGGCTGACGTATGCCACGAGGTTCTGCAAGCGCGGGAACACGAGCGGGAGTAACGCCCATGCGGAAAAAAGATACGCAGTGGTCATCGTCCCGACCGACTGCGTGACTTTGATGGCAAGCCAGCGGTTGAATTGCTTGATGGCGTTCAGAACTTTCACTTCCCACCACCCCAATAAATCCACTGGTGCAAGTATTCAAACCCGAGAATAAACAGGCCCACAAGCGTCCCGACCGCGCCTGTGAGCCATGACCGCCAATGCGTGAGCTTATCCACCTTGCGCACAAGTTCCTCGTGTTCTTCCCTTGTCACGAACTTGTCCATCGTTCGGTCCTGCCTTTTGAGGTGATCCGATATGTCCTCGATTTTATCCTTGATTTCGACGAGCGTAGCCTTAATCCACTCGTTGTCCGTCTCCAGAGAAGCGAGCTTTGCTTCGTTCTCGCCCATTCGGATCACCCACCCTTACCAACAACTTCGATATGGATACGCGGGTCAAGCGCAAGCGTCGATGGCGTCTCGTCGTTGACCACAATCCCCGCCTGCCTCAGCGCCCATCCCACATACGTTGAGCAGTACCGCGTCTTGTGCTCCTCGTACTTCTTGCTGTATCCCGTCAGCGCCTTGACTGCGAGCCAGAAGATGCCCACCCAGTCGTATGGATAGCCGTTCTCCTTCGTCAGCGCGTGCAGGAACTGCTGGCGCTGGTCATACGTCATGCCGACCACATGGCCGATGTCGTAGTCGCCTGCATATTGGCCGATGGTGCCCGTGCCGGACACGCGCAAGCCTTGCGCCTCTGCAATCCGATTGCCGCCGAGGTACACGGCCACATGGGTATAGAGACGAGCGACGGGCTCCTTCTCCTCGCGGGAGATGAGGTATTCACCGAGCTGAATGGCGTCGGACACTGGCGACCACCAGTGCCCACGCACAAAAATGAGATCACCGACATTGAGCATCAAGACACCTTCTTTGCAGCCAAATCGTCGATGACATACGCCTCGCTCACGAAGTCCTGCCAATACTCGAACGGCATCCAGAAGTAGCCGCCTAGGCCCCAGTCCGCGCCCCACGAGTTGCGAATCAAGAACAGGCGTTTACCGACGTCCATCCCGACTGCCACCATCGCATGACCGCCAATGGGTTGCTCATACGGAGCAGGCATGGAAAGATAGCCTGTCTCCGCCGTGACTTCGGATTCGAGTTCTGAGAAGACAGCCGCGCCGAAGAGGATGGGCATGTCATTGGACAATGCATCCATCGCATAATCGACTAGGCGTGAGAGCGGCAGGCGACGGACGAGGTGAAGTGGCAACTGGGAGCCTGGGATGAAGTCCTTGTCGCTCGGGATGCGGTTGAAGTCCTGGTCGTTGTACGGGTCCTTGTTCTCCGGCACGACGCCTTTTGTCGCGAGGACAAGTACGGCGTCCCAAATCGTCGCGCCCGAATCCTGTGGGAAGGTGCCTTCGTTCAGGCGTTCCTCGACGTACTGCGCGTCCTCGCTGTACTCAACCCACGGATACCCATGCTTGACACGCCAAGCACTGTACCAAGCCGTAGACGCGAACGCAGAACACGCGCCTTTGTCTCCCTGGTTGTACACTGGACCGAAAAACTTCCGCAGGTCCACTTCGACCTTTCCATTCCCGTGCGGCTGATAGTACGGCACGGTCGCGGTCTGGAGGTAGCGGTACTTTGGCATGATGGCACTCTCCTTTCAAGCATGAAAAAAGCGCCCCCGAAGGAGCGCTGAGGAAACGGGATATGCAGTTATTCGAGGCCAGGAATCGTCTCAAGGTCTTGCGCGTAACTCTCGTATGCCTTGAACGTGCTTGATAGGCCAGCGAGATAATCTGCGTACTGCAATTGTTTAGTGCCGCCGGATGGATAGGCATTGTTGAGTGTCGTGTACAGATTCGGCAATGCATTGGCCTTGATGTCGTTGTAGGCGTTCTGTTGGTTGGCATTCAGTGTCGGATTCACTGCTGGGAATAGCACGTTGAACACTGCGTCGGTCAGAAGACTGATGACCGTTCCGATGTCGGCTAGGTACGTTTCGAGTGAACCAGCAGAAAGCGAGTAATATGCCGCAAGAAAACTCTTTGATCCTGGTCCGACAGGCGCAATCATCGGCGTGCTTGTTCCTGATGGTGTGAATACCTGGATTCCGATGGGCAGTGGTTGCGTCCCGCCAATCGTCGCCGACGCCCCTACACATCCCGTCGCAGATACGGACACAGGCACCGCATACGATGCGAGTGATGGATGCAACTGCACCGTGATGCTGGCCTCGTTGTTTGTGAGGCTTTCGGTTTGCGTCCATGAGCCAATCGTGAATGTGACGCTAGACGGTGGCGTAGATGGCGGATTGTTGAGGGTTGCGGTGACGGTGTATTCGCCGTTTGACTCTGATGCAGTGACCGTGAGGTACGGCTGGAGGACAAGTTCGTCGTTTTGAATGAGATACCGTTCTGGGTGCTGATAAGCATCGCTGCAGTAGGGTCAGATTGAGGAATCGGGCCGATGACACCGCAACCTTCTGGAATGTTGGTCCACTCGGTGGCTGTACCGAGATATGGCCGCTCATAGATTGCCCCTGTTGATAGGAGATATAGAATCCAATAATTCATACGCACTCTATCCCCTTATGATCCGATTGCTATCCAACTAAATACCGGTTGACCGGTATATTGGACTCCATATGCTAGCACAATAGTAAATCCCGTAGTGCTAATGTTTTCAAAAGAGATGTCACAATATCCAGTTGTTGTCCCGCCTCCTGTATTCCCGTTGTTCATGGCCCCCACTACGATTGGTGTCGTCGTAAAAGCTGTAGGGAATGTGATCGATTGTTTGTAAAACGTACTAGAGGAATAGGTTTGGTTTGGATAACTGTACTGACCACTCTGAACCTTATACCCCCCGCTAAGGGACTCAACAAGGTTGTAAACCCCTCCACCACCGGCGGACTGAATAACCCCATTCTCGTTTATAAGCAAATACGAAGTTCCGCCTTGTTCTATATACAATTGGTTTCCATTGTAATTATTAGATGTTCCAATATACCAATCTGCGGAAGCTGTTTTAACGTGAATACGTGACCATGAATTTGTTCCACCACTAGATTGGACATAGAAATCTGTACTTCCAGAGCCATAAACGGTTGTTCCTGATGCCAAATCAATTGGATTCGCCACCGTCTGCGGATTCGGCGCATTTGCATCCGTCCGCAGATAACTCATACGAACCCACGTTCCAGGTGTCCCGCCTGACTGACATACCCACACCACAAGGTTGTTCAGGTCAAGTACCACGTCGCCTGTCTGATAGGTTCCGGTTGTCGGTGGTCCTCCGTTGATCGTGCCCACGAATCGGAGACTACCGAGACCGTTGATACCGCCCGCTGTTAATGCTGGCGCACCAAACGGTACTGCTGAAGGTGGAACAATTGCTTGACTCATGTATTACACCGCCTCCAATACTGCGGAGATTGTCACGTTGTTTGCTGTGCCTGCCGTTGCTGTAAGCGTGATGGCGCTTGTGGTAGCCTCGAACGTTGTTGCCGTGATGGTGTAGTCGCCAACGGCCAAGGTGTACTGCGGAACAAGCGTAATCGACTGCGAACCCGATGGACTGGTGTACGTAAGCGTGACTGTGACGCTTGTCGCGGCGTTGGCTATGCGCAGATACCCGCTCACCTTGAACTGACCTGTAGCGGCTGGCGTATAGGTGAGCACGGTCGTAGCTGATGTGGATGTGAGGGTCATGTCTTTGACGCTGACGGGGCGATACACGGCGACCGGGTTGGTGGGCGTGCCGGCTGAGGGTGGTAACTGAATAAGCCCCAACGCCGTTGATGACGCCGTTCCCGGCTTTGGCACGTTTCCGAGCTGTGATAACGGCACATTGCCGGTGCCATCGAGGGTCGCTACGCCATTCGGTACCCCCATCTGTGACACCGGGATCCAGGTACCGGTCGGGACATTGGCCGTCACTTCTGTCGCGTTCCCGATGGCAATTGCCAGCTGAAACTGCCGCGAGTACGGCCCGGCTGAGTACGGCGGAAAAGTATCACCTTGAGCCCCAGCATTGGCGTAGGCGTATAGGATCTCACCCGCCTGCGGGTCTTGCGCGAATAGCCCGATCTCGCACGTGTACGTGGGTTGCTGGAGTTTCGTGTTCTGGTAGATAGCGAGGATATTCGCTGTATTGCCGTTTGTCGAGATTGAGTTAATCGGCACCCAGTCGATCGGACTGAGCAACCCCGTGAGCGTGGTCGGGTCGGAAACCAACGTCACCGTGGTGCCCGCAGGATAGTTCGCGTTCGCAGTAAATGACGCAACCGGGATGCTCGTGGCTCCGATGGACACCGCGGCACTTGCCGTGACTGTTTGCGTCGTGCTACCTGTGCCGATTGTGATCGTCTGACCACTCGCGACAGGAGATGTGAGCGCCTGTACGGGTATGGAAGTGTAGGACGTCCCCGAGGTTAGGGCACTGCTCAGCTGCGTCGTGAGTTGCCCGCTACCAATTTGGAGCCGGGTAAACTGCATTGGAGTACCCGCTTGCACTTTGGCATACAGCGCCTGGCCTTGTTTGGTGACGACCATGTTGCCGTAAACGGCCATCTTTCCACCTCCTCGTCAATGGGTCGCAAGCTGTACGATGTCTCCTCCACTCACAAGACCTCCGATGAACACTTGGTCAACGACTCCAGTATTCGCCATGATATTGAGCAGGACGCCCATCGGTCTCGGAATGATCAGACCTGCTGTCACGAGCTCCGCAGATAGGTTATCCTCGAGATTCGTGATGTTGGCCGTCATCGTCATATCCTGGTTGTCGACCAGTGCAAGCTGCGTGCCTGGAAAAGCCGCGTTCCAGATATCATAAATCTCTCCGACCGTGCCGTCCCATTGGTTGCGGACAATCCTGGATCGCAAAACCATACGATAATGCGCGTCGTCGAGAATCGATGAGCTGTTCGTCAACGGGATGCCGATGTCCCGCGGCTGACCGATCAGTTGGCCTAAGATGTCCAGTTGGACACCTTCGGCCGTATCTAGGTCAAAAGCGCTCGGTATCGAATTCGATGCGGACATGCCATCGTCGACCTTTTGCAGGAGCGCCGACAACCAAGCCATGTAGTTGGGCTTGTCCGAGTGCTCAGAGGTGATGAGCGACAAATAGGGTGCGATCGACATGCTCTCACCTCACTGCCTTAGCTCGCGTTGACCGTGATGTATGACAGATTTCCGCGTGCGACTTGATTCAGGGCGATGGGAATATCGGAGGTGCTTTGTGTCTGCCCATGTACGGCTGCGGTGACGCTTGTAACGGAGAAGGTCGGGTTATTTGGTGTCGGGTTCGCCGACAGCGCAGCACCCCACAGGGCGGAGTTATACACAGGTACGCCGATCTCCGAGTTATTCAGATACGCGTACACCGCGTTCGCGATGGCGGTTTGCGTGTCCTGCGTGAATCCTTGTAGCTTCTTCACGTTGATCGTGACGTCGATGTCGACATACTGAGGGACATCGTAGTAGATCGTGTTGACGACGCCCTGTGAGTCTGTGACCTGGACTGCTGTGCTGCCATACGTGCCGCAGCCGATGCCTTTACGCAGCCAAATCACATTGGCGACGTCTTGTGCATCGCCACCCTCCACCACACACCAAATCGAATGCGGCGGTATGTCGTTTGCATCCGTCTGGCTCGTGTAGTTCTCGTACACGCGGAAGCGGCCAATGCCTGGGATAGCCGAAAGCCCGGCGATGAGGCTATCGACCATGTTCTGACTGGGTTGCGCAGTCGACACCGCTTGACGGGCACGTAACTCGGAATCGGTCTCCACGGGCGTGCCAGGGATTGCGGCGACCTGATTCGTGACCGAGTTCCAACCAAGCTGCGGCGTGACAATGGTGTTGATATCCCCAGGGTTCGCCGTGATGGCGCCAGGTGTTTGGCATGTCGCAGTCACGGTCACCGTGCCGTTTGAGCCAATCACAGTTGGCGTCGGCAACGACCAGTTGTAGCCATTCACGTCACTAACGACGCCGTTCTCGATCATCGTGCCCGGTGTGCCGGATATGGTCACTTGGCACGTGGAATAAGTCGCAGGCTTGCGCACAAGCCCGTTGACCGCGACGATGGCGTCCAACGCGCTCCCGAGCGCCGTGGACGGGGAACGACTGTTGTACGCAGCTTGAGCCGCGAGGAACGAGTCATAGATCATGCGTGCAAACACGCTGATCATCTGGTAGTCCTGGCTGTCGTAGCCGAGATAGATATCTTGGCCAAAGATATTCTGTGCATCCGCCACCAGTTGGTCGACGATATCCTGATACGTAGGCATGTGGAATCCGGCAGCGTCGATGTACGGCGCGAAATAACTCACGGCGAGAACGTCACCCCCTTCACAGTGACCTCCCCAAACACCGTTTCCACGGTGCAAGTCTCGATGGTGTACGTTCGTGTCGTATTGTCATACGCACTCGAGAAGTTCGTGATGGCCTGGACATTTGAGACATTTAAGATAGCCTCTTGAACGACCATATCGATCCCTCGTATATGTTCGGGAGAGCCCGGCGTATCGAGCACAACTTGGAAGAGCGGGAAGCCAGCCGATGTATCTTCCCACCACTCACCCTGCAGGAGCTTGAGACTCGTATAGATCGCCTGTGCAACGGCGTCAGCGTCCGTCCAGAATTCGTTGGGTCTACCAAGCACGTAGTCACCTGTCGGGGACAGCTTGCGATAGATCAAGACGAGATCACCGTCCCGTTGACCTTCACGGTGGCTGCAACAATATCAATCTCACCAGGTCGAATGCTGATGTACGTCTGCCCATCGTCGGTGCGCAGCTGCGCCGCGTCAGTTGCGTAGTTGGACAACACTCGCGGCTGCGACCACGTACCCAGAATCGCAAAGCCATCGCTTAGATCATGACGCCGCTTGTCGGGCTGATTCTGAATGCCCCCATACTTCCACCATCCGTCGATACACATGTCCCCAAAGACGATCAGGCACTCGTCCCCCTGCTTCGGCGGGAGCGTCAGCGCAAAGCCGCCCGCGCGCGGAACGACGATGGGCACATCGAGCAAGATGGGGAGTTTAACCCATGAGTAACTCAAGTCAGGGTTGCGAATGCGCTCGCGGACGGCCGGCTGAACGGATACGATTTGCTCAACAGGGTCAAACGCTTGAATGATGCCGGGGATGGCGACACGGATGTTCGCAGATATCGTGTCCATGAGCGTCCGGTAGACCTCTTCTTGATTGTTTGGCAAGATGTCGTTGATGGTGAGCATCCCATCACCTCCGCCTTGTCACCAGGGCCCATAAGCGCTCGATGCGATCATGTTCGGAATGCCGCCAGCCTGACTAACCGTGACGCAATTGGTGTACCAGTCATCCCCGCGTGTATCTCCGACGTGCTCCACTCCGACCACGCGGTAAATCCCTTGTGCGTCCAGTGGCCGCGGAACCTGCCCAATTTGGTAGGTCTGCGCCTGAATCAAACTGCTGTCGATATGCACCATTGTCCCGATTTGGATGGCTGGGTTAAGCAGACACCGGAACGAGACCCCTAGATCTTGCTGTGTAGGTTGACCGATAAGCCCGCTCTCCGGGGTAAGGTCAAGGATTTCGCCTTTCGGCGGATCGCTTGCGTGTATGAGATTGATCTCGCCGCTCTTGGTATAGAAGGCGAGGTTGCTTGCCTGGGCAATCTGGCGTATGTAGTCGCGCGTCAACCCGAACACCGCTTTGGCACGCGGCAGCTGTGCCGTGCTTAGTTGTGGCGAAAGCTCTCCAATCGGTGATGGATGCGTGGCCATGCTTGCGAGATTCTGCACAAGGCTCCGCGCAGATTGACCGCGATTCAGTGTGAAGTTCACGAAGGACTGATTGAGCAGTGAGTTTCCGGCCAGCGCGTTGATCGTAAGGCGATAGGTCACGTTATCCTCTTTATCTCGAATGGGTTCAACGACTTCTCCGTCGAAGATCACCCCATACTGGTTGCCTTCGTAGCCCGCCTCCACGATAACGCGGTCTCCGTAGTTCAGGATGAAGTCTTCAGTGGCCGGGTTCAGGTTGTAGATGACGATGGTGCTGAATGGGGGTTGCTGATTGACCACGTACTGGATGTCGAATGTGCAGTGCAGATCCGAAACGTCGAGCGCTATGCCGCCGGAATTCGCCACGATAACGCGATAGCGACGTCCGTAGAGAACATTGCCGGTACGTTGGCTGTTCGCCACCACGCTGTAGTTGGTAGGCGGAAAGGTTACCTGATTCGCGATGCCGGATGTCGAGGCCGAGTCTGTAGGGAACGCATAATTATTGGTGTTCGTGTTGTTGACGAGCTGGATATGCTGTCCCGTGATCTCGTTGTAGGCGGTCAGGAGATGGTTGTATCCATACTCCATGTAGTGACCCGAGTCCCACGGGCTAGCCACGATGGCCTGAATCTCGGTGATCGGATTCCCGGTTTGGATAGCCGCCCGAATACCCGCGTAATTCGGATCGGTCTTGATGAGGAGTCCATACGCCTGGGCACCCGCGGCAGGAGTAGGAAATATCAAGAACCCGTGTGCATTGACGCCGATGGATAATTTATCGACGTTTGGGTTCCCCGGCGTGATGCCGGCCGGGTTATTACTGGGCCAGTTCGCGCTTGCGATGCCTTCTTCACACTGCCAATGCGCGAGGATGACATTCACGTCGAGCCCACAAATCTGAGATGCCATTTGCGCGAGCTGCATGACGTACGAATCCACTTGAATCGCCATGGTCTCACGCTCCTATGCTGAGATAACCCTCGTTGTCTGTCCACACCAGCAAATAATCGCTCCCGAGGTCGTCGAACGACGGGTTGTCGGGCAACCCTGCGGAAGCAGGGACAAGATAGGCACTTCCGATGTTCAGGTATTGGTATTGGCGTAAGATGTCCGCTGCCGGATACTGGCCCGTGATGACTGGGATGGCGTCAAGGAGCAGATTCCCGTTGTTGTCCGTGATCGACATGAACCAGTAGTCGCCGACGTCGTTCCACGTGAACGAGAAGGTGAGCGTGACGTTGCCCCCGTTCACCGGCAAGGTACACGTGACCGTTTGGTTGGTCCCAGACGTGATGGGCACGACGACACTGGGCAACGCGATCACCTCCAAACAAAAAAGCCGCCAAGATGGCAACTGAACGTTCTGCTTTGTCCTACGGAAGAGCATACGTCGTTTCATCTGACCCGAAGAAACCCATGGAAGCGACAAGTGAGTAATGCTGCCCGATGTGGCCATATGTCATAAAATCCGGCATATCAAATACCAGATTCGTCGTCATGGACACACCAGGGTTGAGATCGGTCGGAATCGTTCCTGAATTCGTATTTGCATATATCTCAGCAGTAGAATCAGGCTGATAAACGTTCCCGTTTAAGTCCTGCAAATGGAATAAGCCATCAACGATACCCATGGGAGTAGACCCGTCATTTTTTATGGTGACATTGATAACCCAAAACGCACCATTTGCGGTTTCACCCATCCCATCGTAACCCACACTCTTAACTTGCTGCAGGGAGTTAACCCTAATTTCCAAGTCTCCTGCCTTCCCAAACGTTTGAAACGGGATATATCGTAACTTCGACTGAGAAGATGATGTCGTAGTCGCTTGATATTGCGCATGCTGCAATGAGTTCGTAGTCTTATGAACTGGAGGCGTACTCGAGTTTTGCTCTTGCTTTGCTACCTGTGAACTATTCGTCGAATTAACCAAAGAAGTTGTAGCACTTACCGTTGATGAGCTCCGTGATGTGTTTCCTCGAATTACATACACCGTATTAGCAAAGATGATTAATGCCCATAACGAACCGGCAAAACGCAGAATTCTGTTCATTCGTCCCCACTGAATAAACAGCATGATATACGGTACCAGAATCCATCCCAAAACTTTCATTATTCGCACTAGTCATCCCCCCATGCGCCCAATATAGCACACAGGAGAAATATATGGATGTCGTCACTTCAACTCGCTTTACCGTTCAACAGTTGGGACAGCGTCTCCAAGATAGACTGCGGCACTTGTTTTGCCTGCTGCTTTCCCTTGTTCGCCGAGCTTGTGACGGACGGTTTCGAGCTAATCTTGACCGTTTGGACCGTCGCGACGAGCACTTCGGACATGTCCACTGTGCACCGTAACCCGTGTGTGGTCGTGTTGTCGTCCTGCACTGTCAGCGTCTCAATGAGCATGTTCTGGTACAAGCCAAGTCTCGTATAGACCTGCACAGGGATACGCATTTGCTGTAACTGTAGGAGCACTTGATACGCCTGCACAGACCGCGACTTGCCGCCGCTGAACTGACCTGGGATGAAACTCTTCGCCACGTCGGACATCCCGATCGTTAGCGAAAGCGTCCTCGGCTGCATGTAGGCATAGTCAGTGATAGACGAACCGGATTGCACTGGGTGCTGCGTGATGGTCAGCGTGCTCGTATGCGTAGCCTGCAGCACCGCGTCAAAGAACCACCCGCCGATGTTCGTCTTCGCGTACACCCAGCTCTTAATCGGGGCTTTCGTGAGATCGAGAATGGGCGATGCCATCAGTTGATCACCCCGCGTATGTTGTGCAGGTTACGATTGAAGGACCGCGTGACAGCGTTCGCCGTCGCTTGGGGGCTGCTCCCGTGGATATGATTGGTTTGACTTACGTTCACCGTGACGTGCTTCGTCGTGGTGGACGATCCTTGGAACATATACGGATACGCGTTCTTTGAGTTTGTGGTTTGCGCTGCGGTCGAGTTGCTTCTGTTTTGGTGCATCTCTACATATTGCGCAACTGTTGGACCTGATAAGATATGGTTCTTGATAAAATCCCACGCCGCGCTCCACTTTAGCTGTAGGATGTCGCCTACGATTTGCACAACATCAGCGAGGCCTTCAACGAGCTTGGCTACGATGTTAATTGCGCCAATCGCCATGTCGGTGATCATCTGAAAGAAGTTTTGCAGACCGCTCTTATTGCTTGAGTTCGTAACTTTGCCATATAAAGTCCCGAGACCTGTTACGACACTTAAGATCGCTGCACCAAGATCCGCAAAGGCATTGAATAACGACCGTATCGCTGCAGTCATGGCCTTGATCGTTCCGTTTTGCTGGAATCGATCATAAAGTTTCGCGAAGAAGTTCGCGGCCTTGTCCACTTGTTGATTGAGCCACGACAATACGTTTTGCAGATCTTGAAGCACGCCTTGAGTTTTCTTCCCTGTCCTGCTAGTTAGATTTAAACGAGCGAGGAATGCGCCAATAGCGAGACCGATCAACGTGAGAGCAGTAACGAGGGGGCTAGCCTTAAATATAGAAAACAATCCCACAAAAGCATCTCGAACAAGCTTCAAGATCGGTATTACACTACGCAAAACCCTAGCGCCCAAGATGGCTGTAATCACCGCCAGCACAGCATCCTTGAGCGTCTTCAGACCGTGTGCACTCTTCGACAACTTATCAAAGAAATCGATGAGCTTTTGCCAGAACGACCCAAACATTGCTTTGCCGCCATGTAGATAAGTCTCAAAATCGTCAAAGAGAAGTAGGACCATCGTGAGAGCGGTGATGATCCGAAAAAACGGGTTCGAGATCGCAAGTGCCGCAAGCGCCATCCCCACAACCTTCGCCCATTGCGGTACGTACTGGGCCAAGTTTCGCAGCCAGTTCCACACGGACGTCAAGGCTTGGACGATGTACTGCCCCGCCTGAACAAAGCTCACCATCACCTGCGCAACCTGCTTCGTCCACGTGGGCATGTTTTTTACGATGGCGTCGTTGATCGCCTGAAGAACATTGGTCACGCGTGTAATGGGACCGCTCATGTACTTGATGAAGTAGTAACCAACCCACTGCAGGGAGTAGTACGCTTCAAGCCGCAACTGACGGAATTGCAGCTGCAAGTCCTGGACCATCTGGATCTGTTGCTGATAGTCCCCCGGCGTCTGCATCTGCTCGGCCACGGCGTGCAGCTTTTCATATTGCTGCATCAGGGTGGGCGACAAGTACAGCTCTTGCAGGTTCGCGCCGAGCGCTTTGAGCGTCGCGTTAAAGGCCATGGCCTGCTGTTGGGTCGTCCACAACTGACGAGACAGGATCTCCATCTGGATCTCTTGATTACCGAGACCCGCCAGGAACTTCGTCATACCCACTGCGGCTGTGGTCGCAAACGCCGCCATCGCCATCGACGCTTGCCCGAAAATCCGCATAGCCCCTGTCGCAAAGTTATTGACGACCTTCCCAATCCCCTCGATGGCCTTCTCCGCGTTGTCGTAAGACGGCTTATCGACGGAAAAGCCCAGAGAGACGAGATACTCCTTGATGGTTTCGATCATGGCATCTCGCTCCTCTCCCGTAGATACTCGGCGTAACGCCATTCATTCTCGGCGCGCACCTGCAAGATCTCATGGGCATCAAGTAAGTCGTCCAGCGTGAACACATCCTCAATTAAGTCGCGATGGCTCCAGAAGCCCGCGACCACTGGCGCATACAAGAATGGATCGATGTTAGTCAGGTTGCAGAGCTCGTAGCCTGGATAGCGCCAAACAACCCCATCAAGGGGCTTCCGTCGAAAAAACCCGCCAAGTTGTGAATGATGACATGGACCATCAACGTTAACAGGAGCATCCCGTCTTCCTCGAGGTCTTGGAGGGCGAATGAGCCGTTGTCATTCACCACATCGATCCACCCAGCCGGTAACTTAACCTGCACGACTTTGAGGCACTTGTCCTGCAAGTAGAGAAAATCCGCCTCCGGGATGGAAGCGAGCGGCTGGAACATGGACGCGATATCGACATTTTGCAAGTCGATATCTGACGGCGCCTTCGCGTTCAACGCTTTATTCACATCCATGCCCTTCAGTAAGGGCGCAAACACCGGCGCCAGGAGTCCAGCCAATTTGGTCACGATGTACACGCCCTCGCGCGCCGACCACTTGCCGATCCGATATTCGCGCTCCTTGACCTTCACGACCTTGTACCGTTCCATTCAAGCTACTCCTCTCGTCAAGCCGCGGTCTCCGTGATACTCGCCGCCATGAGGTTCCAGGTCCGTTGTTGTCCCTGCGCCTGCAGCGATAGCTCTGCACGGTTCTGGAACGATACACCTGTCGCGTTGATGAGGCTGCCCGACGAAACAGACCGGATGGTCACGGCCATCTGCGCCCATTGCGACGGATCCGCAGTGATGAGGTAGTCAAAAGCGCGGACTAGCCATGCGTTGAAGCCGGAGGTCTGCTGGATTTGGAACGAGATCGTCCCGTTGTTCCCTTCGATCTTGCTAATCAGCACCGAACCGTCGGCCGCCACGTCGTGTGCCGTTCGGTCCGTGGACATCGTAACCGTGATGCTCCCGATGCCCGTCCCTTGAGCGGAGTACTGGCCGAGGGCGGGATGCGAGATAACCACGATGCAATCCGCGAAACTATAAGTCGTGGTGGTTGGCATGCCGTCATCCCTCCTTACAGACTCACTTGCACGCCGATGATGGCATGCTCAATGGCGCCCGCAAGCTTCACGCACACGTAAATCGGAGGCGCTTGCCGCTGCTGAATTTGCTCCTGGGTAAGGGTGGACACTTTCTCAGCAAGAATCTGGTAGCCCTTGGACAGGTTTGCCCCCGGCGAAAGCGTCAAAATCTGCGGCCCGTTCCAGACACCCGGCGCCAAGAAACCGGTCTCGACGGCCTGATCGCAGACGACGCCGATGACATTCATCAATGTCGTAACGCCGGAGTCAGTCAGTGGGATCTTTGGCGCCGACACAAGTGCGTTCATGACAGCCGTCTGGATATCGACCGTGAGCACATCAAGGTACAAGACTTGGTCCAGCGGTGTCCCGTCAGCCATGCGACCTTGTACGAGCAACTCATAACCGTTGCCATAAATCGTATAAACGTTGCCGTTCCACCCGAGAATGTTGTTCACCTGTTGCGTAGTCAGGTTATCTGGCTGGACACCCACCAGCGACTTGTACGCCATGGTGAAGGCGCTGTTCGCAAGCCCCGTATTCGACCCCATGGCAAGCCCCATAGCCGCAGCACCCGAATACTGCTCCGTCGCGGAATACACGCCGAAGGACCGACTATACTTCGCCCCTTGCAACGCAGACATGATGTTGGGGGTGGTACCGGAAGCGACGGCTGTATCCGACGTATCGTAGAAGAACATCGTCTGCGGCTGCGCGCTTTGCACGTACTGTGCGATCGCTTCGATGTCGCTATCAGCCGCCCCGCAAACGTACACCCCGTACCATCCGTTGCTCGCGGCACGGCATGCCTGTACAGCCTCTAGCGCGGTCTCAGGTACGGTGGCGTCCTGGCGACCGATCATGACTTTGGTGGGCGCAGGTGACTGTGAAAAATAGACCTCTGCCGCCAGAAACTCAGGCTCTGTGCCTTTCCATCCGCTACCGAGCATATCTGTGGTGCTGCTATACGTGGCAATACGCTGCGATGTCGGAATGACCGTCGACGTACCGACGATCAATCCCACATTGAGCGACGGTGCCGCGGGTAAGGACGGCGAAACGCTCACGGTCACATTGACGATATTGCTTAGCGATTGTGCCGTCACATAAAGCACCTACCCTTCGATGATTTGGACGCCTTCGCTTTCGTCCTCTGATGCTACCGTGACGTCGACTTCCGCGATGTACGGCACGCTTGTCTGGCGGATAACCAGCTCATAGAAGTCAGCGAAGAACGTCACGCGATTCCACCACTGACCGTTAAACAGTTCCGGCACCCTGACAGGCATTGGGACATCAGGGATGAGGGACAGATTGTTGGCGGCAAGCATCTGCGTCGTCGCGTCACGATAGAGCGACGCACGGACCAGATCGGCATTCGACCACGCATTCGGTCCGTAAAACGTCCACGTGGCTCGAATTCCCACCGTGTAGACCTGACTGACTTGTGCGTTCGCAGCGTCCAACGGGTCGTATTCCGTTTGGATCTGACGCGTGTACGAGTTGTCTGTGTACTGCACCATCAGGAAACAAACATCGTCTGCGACCTGCCACCCTGGCGACCCGTCCGTCGGCCAGCCGATGCGCACTGCAGATGGATCGGTCGTGCCGAGTGCTTGACCTGTCCATGATTGAAAAAAGTCTTCGAGTTGTTCGAGGGACAACACAGTATCCGCCATTACGGCGTCACCTCTGAAGATGGATCCATCTTGACGGCGATCGCCTTGTAGTAGCCGTAGTCCGCGTAAGGCACCACCTGCATCACGCGATAACGATTCCCGCGCCACAGGATCTCGTCCGAGGTGCCGGACGTGGACGTGATCAGGATAGGCGCTGTCGTGTGCAGTCGTATCGCGCCGCGCTGGCGGTCGCCCTCGGGGATTTGCTCCAACTCCGTCGGGTCTGGCATGTCTACAACCCCGCGTACCGTGAGCGCTGTTTCGCTCGCGACCCAACGTCCGCTGACCCAACTACCCGACTTCCGATAGATCGTGACGTCCTGCGCTAACCGCCCAGTAACCACTCGTCCTACGTTCACGGCGCATTCGCCACCACATAGGTGATTGAGTTGCGGAGATTGCCGGTGTCGATGTTCGGCTGGTCGCTCCCTTTCCCCTCGATGAATTTTCGGCCGCGCTTATCGGGCTTGCTCCCGTGAATGGTCACTGGCGAGTTTGGCGGCCACATGTTGAGCGGATTCACGAACCAATCTTTAGCTGCTTCGACACCGAGTTCGCCAGCTCGATGAAGCGCAGGCATTGGATCACCACCATCCAATGCGTTAACAGCTGCTTGTCGAAGCGGTTTTGCAATAATGTCCTTGTAATGGTTAATTGCTGGCTCCAAAATTGGCCGCGGGGGTATGCGCCAGAGCGGAGACCCGTGTTCGTAGAGATAGAGTTGGTAGGCGGCGCTGTACGGCATCGTCTCCATGTTGGTTAGGAAGCGCTCGAAGTCACGCATGATGGGCATGCCACCGGGTGTCAGCCCCATGTATTCATCCATGGCATCGCGCATTTCCTTCCGTCGTACACCGTGAGTCAAGACGTACATCAGCTGAGCGTTCGTTATGTTGGGGTGGTTGCCGTCTTGGCCTTCAGGAATACCAACATACACATCGGTCTTCTCAAGCGACCGCAGCGACTGTCGCACCTGTTTGGTCAAGTCCTTCGAACTTGTCACCTTCGCGAGAGCCTTGAGCACGCGCCACCACTCCCTCTCACCACACGTACATGCCGCCCTTCCCGATGAGCTTGCCGTACGTGACCAACTGCTGACCGTAACTCGTGAGATTCCACGCCGCCCATCCGTCAACCGTAGCCAGCGACAAATCGGCTGAGTAGGAGACGTCGCCAACCGATTCACCGGTGATGACGCCTTGGGCTCGCCCTGCCTCGAGCACGGCAGCGGCGCCCCCGTTGGGATCGGCCTGGCTCTGCAGCCAAAGCGTGCAGAAGTGCGCCACAAACCAGCCCATCGCCAAGGGCCAGACGCTACGCCATCTGGCTTGCTGGAGACAGGCGTTCGCCATGCTGATGAACGTCTGGATCACGGATGGAGGCACGACATAGTTCCCATTCGAGTCCGGACCAAATTGAGGGAACATCGAGAGGAAATCAGACACGCCGTAGGGCGGGTTGGACCCGTTCCGCAGATTGGAGCCGTCGCCGAACGCATAAAAGCCGTAGGCATCCATGAACGTCGGATTGATGCTCATCGCCCATCACCCGCGATTCACGATGCCTTTGCGGCTTCGATCGCTTGCGTCAGCTGCTCCTTGCTCATCTTGGTGTAACCCGGAATACCGAGCTCTTTCGCTGTAGCCCGCAGTGCCTTGAGCTCCGGATCAGCGGCTGCATTCTCAGCCTTCACCTCATCAGCTTTGGAATCGACGCGCATGACCGTTCCTTCTTCTTCGGCCCACTTGAACATCGTCGATTCCGCGACCCAATCCGGCACATCCGAAAAATCGAGCGCCCGCACGAAAACGGGCGCCTCCGCCTTCTGGGGATGGTCGAACCGCAACGCCTGCCGCGCGAAGATACGCATGATGTCGCCTCCCATCAGATACCGTCCATGTAGACCATCGTCTGCGTGTAGAGGACCTTGACCTGCGAGAACTGCACCGCATATGCCGTCATATACGCCATCTCGGTCACCATTGGCTGCGTCATGACACGCGACAGCGGCACCGTCAGGTCGAAATTCACGCGATCCTCGTCGTTAACGTAGGCCACCAAACGGTCCTTACCGCCGACGCCCGCGCCGATGCACCAACGGGATGGATAGATATACAGGTCCACGCCCTGGTTGTGGGCGAGGTTGTTCTCGAGCACGTAGTCCAAGATCGAGCGATTGCCGGCCTGAGACACCAGTTCCGTCGCGATGTAACCGTACTGTGCCGGCGGAATCAAGATGTGGTTGGCCATGCCCGTCAAGTCGTACTGGCTGTTCGCCCAGGTTGTCTCAATGACCGTATTGATGTCAGCCAGGATTTCTTGTGGCGTCTTATTGGCCCAAGCCGACTGACCGCTCGCACCGTTCGGAGCGGCCATCGCCGTGATCGACGGGTTGTTGACCAGTCCGTAGATGCTTTGCGACGGCAGACCGACGTACACGATGTTGTCGATGGACTTGTTGTAGTTCAAGCGGATACCCTTGTCGAGAATCTCATCGAGTGAGCGACCGATCCCCTGCAGTTTCGCTTGGTCCACAAACGGGACCTTCAGGATGTTCGAGAAGGTGAACACCTTCCAGATATCCTTGGAGATATTGGCTTGCATCACGGGGATGTCGTTCGTCTCGCCGCCGATGATGCCGCCGTCCGAACCGCCCGTCGTGGCGTAATCGACGAAGTACTGGCCGCTGTACTCGACCCAGCCGCCGCCCGTGCGGGCCACGATATCCCGCGGCCACGTGACACTTTGCAGAGGTTCGAGCAGTCGGGGATCCCGCTTTTCGAGCTCAGCATTCAAAAACGCCAAGCCGCTCGCAATGGCGGCGTCATTCGTGACCACACCGCCACCGAGACCATCCACGGTGTATGTCTTCAAGCCAGACACAACTGCCATGCGTGAATACCTCCCTTAGTTGACCAACTCGCGACAATGGCTATCGTTACGGCTTGTTGCGGTTCAGGATTGTGATTTCCGCCGTGTTATTGCCGTCGATCTTGCCGGTCTTCCACACGGCATTCGGGATCAGGATGTTGTTCGTACCATCCGCCTGAGCCTCAAATCCGCCGACCACCGCATTCGGATACGAAGCATTCGCTGCGACGCGGATGTAAACAGCCCCTCCAGCGGTGGGCGTACCGAGCTGGCAGGTCACCGTGACGCTACCGCGCTCGATGACGTCGCACGGGTCGCCGGGGTTGTACTGCGTGATCCCATACGGCGCACCCAGATAACTCGTCGCCTGCTTGACCTCGCGAATGGCGACACCCGCGAAATCCGCGGCAGTATTCGACGCGCCGAACAGGGAATACGTATTGTCCGCATTCAGCACCACAGGCGCGCCAAAGGGGATAGGGTTCGTATCCGTCGGCCGCACCGGACGATTCACGATCACTGCGTCTTCGCTGCGCGACACGTTGCCCGGATAGCCTAAATTCAGCGTCTTGCCAATCACACTGCCCGGCATAGTGTGCATACCTCCTCTGTTGGGTAAACAAATAGGGCGCCTAATGCCTTCGCGACATCACTGCGCCCGATTCTTGTAATGCGGATTGTACTTCTTCGCCCATTCACGGCCGAGATTCGGGTCCACCGCAAAACTCGGAGCTTGCTTCTGAGCGGCGTCCTGCGCAGCCCGCTTCCGCGCGCGTTCAATCTGCGCATACGTATTGGTCTTCGGCTTGCCTTTGATGGCCTTGATTGCGGCATCCGCAGCACGCTTGCGCTCCGCAGGATCCGGGATGGCCGCAATGATGGGCTTGATGGCTCGAAGCGCCGCAATCTTATACGCCGTGTCGAGCGTCGCAAACCCGTTTTGCGGCCGATCTTCCTTGGGTGCCACAGGACCTTCGTCCGGATTTCCGTCCTGAATCATCTCAGGGTCGATCGTGTGGCTCTCCTCGTTCTCGTCCTCGCGCGGAGGCGTATCTTCGGGATCCTCCATCTGCGCGATGGCGTCATCGATGAGCTCTTCCGCAGACTTCTCTTCGGTGTTCTCGTCCTTTGCCAGCGCTTGCTTCAGCATCTCCTCAAGCGCAGCGAAGCGTTGCTCAAATTGCGACTTCAGCTCTTCGATGGCCTTCACGTCCTCGGGGGTGTCTTCGTCGTTTGTCGCTGCTGGGTCCTCAGCCTTCTCTTCGGCCATCGCATCCACGGCTTCCATGATGTCTTCGGGTTCCGCGTCCTGTGCAAAGTGCTTCAGGCCCATGGCCGCCAAGAAATCCGTCACACGCGAGCGCTTGCGCGCCGGCAACTTCAGCTTCGTGCTCATACGATCTTGTGCCTCCTTCTTGTCGTTTGGCGTAATAATCTTGCCGTCCTTGTACTCATATCCCTCGCTCAGCAGCCGATTCGCGGCAGATGCTATCCGCTTGCCGATAATAGACCACTCTTCTGGCGTGTACTCACCATCCTCGCGCTGGCCGGCCCGATTGAAGTACTGGACAGCTGGTTCGATGTGCTCCCGGTCGATGGGATATTTATAGTTCACGGGATCGCCGTACTTCTCGCGGTCCTCCGGGTAGCCTTTGGGCGGCGAGCGATGCCCGTCGCTCTTCGGCGCAATCCCATATTTCCGGGACGCCTCTGTCGTTTCGTCGTCTACATCCGGCTTCTGGTCCAGGATTCGCACCCTATCACCAGCTCTGCCGGCATACACCACAGCCACATGGTTGCCGACGATATTGCGCTGCGAGTAGGTGCCGTCGCCGTTGTCAACGTAATCACACTCGTACCCGGCCGACACCTCGCGCTTACCGGCCCGAATCTCCTGGATGAGTTGCTCGTCATAGATGACAAGGTCGGCCAGTAAGAGGTCACTGTTCTCGCCAGATCCGCGCCGCACATTTTGCACTGCGCCTTTGGCGTAGAGGTGGGCGTTCTCGGGTGTCACCACGGATGGAGGATGGTCGTCCGTCACAGGTTTGCCCTCGAAACTTGCCATGGCTGCAGGTGCAAACACCTCTTCAGGAGACCGATAAACTTTCACGACCCGATCTCCATTCGATGTGTCCGCGCCGATCTCGCTCGCCCAGTACTCATACCATCCCGTACGGGCGATGGGGACGTTGTGCGCGACCAAAAATCCTTCTGGCGTCATGGTCTGGTTGGGCGAAAAGCGCGAACCATAGTACGCCCTAGCCGTACGCATCACCTCCCTTCAACGGACCCTTTACCCAGCCATGCTCGGCGACCAAATCGCTTCAAACTCCTTCCGCGTCATCAGACGAATCGCGCCATTTCGGTACACCTTGCACGGCCACTGCACAAAGTCGAGGTCAATCAGCGGTTCGGGATAGCAGCGGCAGTTGAAGATACAACCTGCGTGATAATGCCCGTAGCTGCGCTCATGCGCCAACTCCTCCGGGCTCGGAGGGTCATCCCACGCAACCAGCACCTTGTCCATGATACGGTGGCTCTCGCGCACACGCGCGTCCTCCGACGTCCGCCAGCGATACCATCGGATCCCGAGGATTTCGCTCCGAGACTGCGTGAGCGCCGTCGCCGTCTTGTTGGTCTCGGTACGCGCGATGAGGTTCGCTTTGACTTCGGAGATGTGGGGGTAAAGCGAGAGGAGCTCCTGCGCGATATCGGACGCCCGGAGGCCCTCGAATGACCGTCGCATGATGTGCTCCGTCATTTCGCGCGCAATGTCCGCAGGGACGGAACGGATGAGCTCCGCATTCCTGCGCACCTGCGCCACGACTGCACCGCCTAGCGGGCCCTGCAGCTCGCGTTGAAGCGCCTCATAGATCATGCGACCTTGGCTGTTCACCTTCGCCGCTTGTCGCCACGTCCGGCCTGCGTCCGTGAAGAGATGCGTGACCATCTTCATCGCAGCGGCTTCGGCATACCGGACGAACCACGCTTCGTTCATGGCAGACTTCAAGCGCTCAATGATCTCGCTTGGATCCTCTAAGCCAGTCAACAAACTTCCGAGCTGCCGTAGCGCCGCTCGAATCGCCCTGCGGTACTCCATCTCGATGCGCATTTTCGGCGCCCACAGCGGATAATGCCGAGGATAGCGGCGAGAAGGCATCGTCCGGGATCACCTCACCTGGCGACGTGCCTTCGTCGGCCGCCGCGATCTGTTCATCCGTGATGTTCGTGAACATGCCCGTCGTATCCGACATCTGACGCAGCTCTTGCAGCGCCGTTTTCTGCGAAATGATGCCGGCGTTGTACAGGTTGACGAGCGCATTCGTCTTTTGTTCGACGAGGTCCGCCATGTCCTTGTCCGACGGATTGCGAATGGGGTTGAACGAGTAGTCCAGGTCGTCCGGGATCGCGCCAAACTCCGACATGCACATCACAGGCAACAGTTTATCGAGCACCGGCGCCAGGTACGTCTCCTGCGCCTGCTGCACCGTCTCGTAGTAGTGCTGCAAGTCGCTCTCGCCAGTTGCGTTCATCCCGGCCGGCGACCGCCCGAAGAGGCGCGTGACAGGGATTTGACACGCGCCGGACACGTCCATCATGAACGACTCGTAGATCTCGTTGAGGCCAGCAAACGTGTATTGAAATTGCTGGAACTCGTCGTCTTTATCCATCACGTAAATACCCATGTTGGACATGAGCCAGTTCTGGGCCTGCAGGACGTTGTACAGGTCCGTCTGCGCTTGCTGGTCGCCCAGCGCCAGCGTCTGCCCCAAATCGGCCATTTTCATCACGCGCAGATTCGCAAGGAAGATGAGCGACGCGATGTTATAGGACGTGTTGTCGCGCTTGCGCAGCTCCTCATAGACCACCTCGACCTCGGACAATCCCCAATGAACCTCGGCAAGCCGCTCCCAATACGGCAGGTCGCGACCCGTGAAGCGGAGGATACGGCTGTGGTGAATCCGAAGCACCCGCCCATCCTCGAGCGTCATCAGGTAGTACATCGGCAAACCGAATTCGAGGTCGTTGATGTCCTCAACGAGTTCCTCGCTCGGATACACGCCTGTCCAACGATCCACGATCTGCAGGCCTTTGAACGACCCAGGCATGATGGTGTCATAGTCAAGCGGCTCATCGAGGATATCCTCGTGCCCTTCGATGAGCATGAGGCCCGCAGCACCCCCGTACAGGCGCCCCCACTTGAGCCCTTGCAGGATCTTCTGCTTCAAGTGTTTCGCACGCCACATGCGATTGAGCTTGTCGAGCGCTTCCGGAGGGATCTGCGTATGGAGGGTGATCCAGTTGCGGCACATATCCTCGGGGATGATGTCGACCACGCGCCGCACAATCCAGTTATTGCGATATAGGCTGTTGAGCAACTGATAGTTTTGCGTCAAACGCGTCAGCGGGTATTCCGTTCCCTCGATGAGGTTCGGGGTACCGTAGCCGAGGCGCGCAAGAGGGTTGCTAAAGGCATCCATCGTGACCACGCGCGAAAGCACCTTCGCAAATTCATCGAGCGTAAGGCCTTCGGGTTCACTGGATGGGGCCTTCAGTGTTCGCATAGATTTCACCCCCCTCGCCTCAGATTGCATGGAGTCGCCGCGGACTGACCACCGTCGCAACGAGATAGCGCATGGCGTCAACTGCATGGTCGTTCTGCTTGACCGGTTTCTCCTGACCGCGTTCGGCCGCCTTCTCGTCCCACACGTAGCCCGAAATTTCTTTGATGAGGTTCTTGCATCGGTCACGATTCACGCGCAATTTCCGCTTCGCGATCATCGTCGACGTCATGCGGATACCTTCCAGCACGTCGTTTTCAGCGCTCTTGACCAAGAAGCCGCGGCGCCGCAGCGCTACTTTGAAGCTCGCCGCCGACGGGTCGACGATGACAAAGCGCGGACGGTCTGCTCCGACAAAGCGGATAAGGTCGTCCGCGTACTCCGCATCCTCTTTCTGCCGCCCGTGCTCACGCCCGCTGTGGTAGTACTCATTGACGACCCACAACGTGTCACCATCATCCAGGCAGTCGAGAAACACCGTGGCGTTCTGCGTGCCATAGTCCACCGACACGTATCGACGCGCTACTGTCTTCAGCCCCGGCGGCATGTCATCATCCGCGAATGTATTAAGCGTGTCATCCCACATGTCGTACACAGCGCCTTCCGCCATGACCCACAGCCCGAGGATGAATCGCTTGTACCAGAGACCCGTGTATTCGCGTTTCAGTGACTCCACGTACGCCGGATCGAGGTTCGGGTTATCGTCAAGCGTGAAGCTCCAGGACGTCATATCGAGTTCCGCGTTGTCGAGATATTGCTCCTTGAGCCAGTGGTATGGGCTATCAGGGTTCGTTGTCCCAAACAGTTTGGCACCAGGCACAGACAGACGCGATAGGAGCATCTTGAAGAAGTTCTCCGGCCAAAGCGTCAGCTCATCGCCGTACGCGCCGGCCAACGTCATGCCTCGGATTTTGCCCTCCGCTCGCTCATCGTTGGCCCCGGCGACGTAGATTTTGCGACCGCAAATGTAGACCTCGCCCTCACCCTTGTTGTAGCGGTACAGTCGCGGCCCGAGGATCTGCTCGAGCACGTCGAGGATGTTGCGCTTCAGGGTTCGCTCGGTCTTGCCGACCATAAGCAGGTCTCCAGGCGGACCTGTGGCAATGTAGTCCAACCAGCGCACCATACTGGCGATCGTTTTGCCGCTTCGCACAGCGCCTTCCCAGATGTTCAGCCGCGCCGTCGAATCGCGAATTGAGGCCATCTGTTTGTCGCTAAATCGCCCCCAGGTAAAGCTCATGGCCTCGAGCTCTCCCGAATCGCCTCGACAAGCCCGCTCAAGCTATCGAGATCACGTCCGTCTCCGGACAGCAGACGGTGTTTCAACTCGATGAGCTTCAGCTTGCGCTCTTGCACGCGCGTGAGCGCCTCCTCGATGCGCTGAATGGTGTTCAATACGGGCTGCATGACGACGGTCTCTGACGTCTTCGTGCCGGTCTCGTCCGCAGACTCGCTACGGACGAGCTGCTCTACGCCGAGATCTTCGCTTTGCCGTAATCGCTGAATCCGTTGAAGCATGCGCCGTTCTCGAATCTCGGTTAGACGGATTTCGTTATCCAGTTGCACGAGTGCATCGATGTCGATCGCGTGAAAAAGTACGCGTTCCGCGTCGTCCAGCGTGTCCAGCCATATCGTTTCATACTCGCCTGTCGTGACCGCGTTTTTGTTACCCCGCAACTTTTCCGGCGGCGCGCCAGTCGACTTACCGCCATGCATGCGGCATCGCCCATTCGCCATCGCGTTGCTTTGACACGGTGTCCCTTTACGCGTCTTCGCACCACACTTTGCCATTTCACCACCTTCTTACACGCATGAGGTTCGTTTCGCGCGTAGTTGTCGTTGCCGTTCGCGTTTCACGTATTCCCAATTCGTCGTTTCGTCGCCTGTCTCGCGTATCGGTTGCGCCACATAGCGCGTTACCCGGTCGGTCATCGTGTCATGCACAAAGTTCCCGTAGCGCTCCATCACGCACCGGGGCAAGGCGCATTTCGCACGACTCCCGGATAGCCGCGTCATGTACACACACGGGTAACCCTCCTGGCATAACACGATTCCGACCTCCTCCGCGTCAACGAAAAAGGCCGCCCCGTAGGGCAGCCGAATCGCTCATCTCGAATTTTGGGTGCACTTCTCCAAGGGCATTGTAACATGGGGTTTCCGCACGAAATCCGCATAATTTCCGCACACTTCACTGGGAATTTTCCAGATATAGAGTGAGACCAAGTAAGTCCGCTACGGCCATAAGCGCTTCCGACCGCTGTTTTTCGAAATATCGCATGCCGTAGCACCACCGCGAATCCGCACGCAACAACGCCTCATACGTCTCCTCATTCGTCAGTTGCTCGCGCCCCATATACTGATCGCCTCCTGATACCGTGGCAAGCCGGCTACCACACGCTCGACGTCCCGAACAAACCACTGCATGTACCGCAGCTTTCCGTCGATTTTCTCGACCAACGGCCAGGTCGATCGAAACCCCGGCGCGTGGATGGTATCTGGGTGCTGTGCATGCTCGTAGCCTGGCACGGGCTGCAGCTCTTCACGCGGAACCGTACCCGCGTTAAGCAACTGCACGAAGCGTCGATACACCGCGAAATACGCTTGCACCGCTTGGCGAGTGCGTGCCTTATCCACCACGTACGTCGTCAACGCTCACACCCCCACGACCGCGGACTCGGAACGCACGCGCTCAATGCGCGCCTTCAAGGCCTCAATCAGCCGCTCTTGCGCATCCGCTTTGCCTTCCAAGGCCTCCATCACGTCCTCGTCCACACTGTCCTCGACCACCAGGTGATGCACGATCACGCGTTCCGTTTGCCCTTGACGGTGCAGGCGCTTATTGGCCTGCTGGTACAACTCCAAGTTCCACGTCAAGCCGAACCAGATCACATGATTGCCGCCTTGCTGAAGATTCAGGCCAAACGCCGCGCTGGCCGGATGCGCCAGCAAGACGTCGATCTGCCCGGCGTTCCAGTCGTCCTCGTCTTGCGGCCCACGCAACTGTCGCACACGAAGACCGGTCTTCGCCAGCGCCGCCTGTAAACGCGCCGCGTCGTGCTGAAAGCCGTAGAACACGAGCGCCGGTTTACCGTTCAAGGCTTCGACGAGTTCCAAGAAAGCCTCCAGCTTGCAGTCATGAATCGGCACGACTTGACGCTCCTCGTCGTACACCGCGCCGTTACACAGCTGCAGCAGTTTCCCGGTCAAGACGCCTGCGCTGCCAGCATCTATCGTGTTCTCGTCCACCCGCAACAACATGTCTCGCTCCAACGTCTGATAAGCCCTTCGCGCCTTCGCATCAAGGGCCACCGGCACCGTGACATACGTGATCTCCGGCAGCTCGAGATAATCCTCCGCCTTCATGCTGATGGCGATGTCGCCGATGAGACGCCGGATGACCTCATCCGCGCCCGGCTTCGGCGCGTAGCTCCAGATGTGCTCTCGGTCCCGCTGATCCGGGTCGAAGTATCGCTCGCGAAACCCAACGAACGACTTGCCCAAGCGCTCGCCCTGGTCCAGCAGGTAGACCTGCGCCCACAGGTCCTCAAGCCCGTTCGGCGCGGGGGTGCCGGTCAGTTCTACAATGCGCTTGATATGGCCCCGCACCAGCTTCAACGCGCGAAACCGCTTCGATTTCGGGTTCTTGAACGACGTCGACTCGTCGATGACCACCATGTCGAACGGCCACGCGTTGCGATAATACTCGACTAGCCACGGAACATTCTCGCGATTGATCACGTAGATATCAGCCGGCGTATTCAGCGCCCGAATCCGCTTCGTCTGTGACCCAAGCACCGGGACGATTCGCAACAAGCGCAAATGATCCCACTTCCGCGCCTCACGAATCCATGTCGACTCGGCCACCTTCTTCGGGGCGATAACGAGGACCTTCGATACGGCGAACCGGTTGTACTTCAGGTCGTTAATCGCGGTTAGCGTGATCACCGTCTTGCCAAGGCCCATATCAAGCATGAGAATTAGCGCCTCGTCCCGAATCACGCGTTCGATGCAGTAGCGCTGATAGCTATGCGGCTCGAACTTCACGTGCCTTGCACCTCCTCGATGAACGCGTCCACGCGCTCCTTGCTGTCCAGGACGTACACCGCAAAGCCCAACGCTCGAATCCGTTCCTGCTGCACCCGCTGGAGCGGCGTCGGCCGCCGCCCCGGCGCCTTCAGCTCCACGAACACCGCCCTGCCGCCAGGCAAAAGGACCAGTCGGTCAGGCACACCGGCATTGCCCGGCGACACGAATTTATAGGCTCGTCCACCCAACGCAGCCACGCGCTTGCGCAGGTAGGCCTCGATGTCGCGTTCTCTTACCATCGTCGCAAAATCTCCTTGCATACGTTTCGAACCTTCTGCACTCTCCAGGGAGGGCATCGGTCGTTATAAAACCAAATCATGTCGCGTACGCCGTCTTTGGGGACGACTCCTCGAAAAACGTGAAGTCCTCGTTTCCTCATCGGTACGACCCATACTGAAGAATCCAACGGTTTACGAGAATAGATCGGCTCGTAGTCGCGGTTAAACAATTGCATAGTGCCGTCTTCAAAGATCGTTACTCCATACGGCAACTCTTTCCACAGAAATTGGATGAAATCGTTCTTGGACATACGACCCATTTATTCCACCCCGCCTCTCTCCCTCACGACTTAAACAATCTAACTAACATTCGTAGGGGGAGCTTAATAGTAAAAAAGATAACCCGTAAAGGATTTATAGACTTTTTTGCAGGTTATAAAGTCTATAAATCCTTTAATTTTATGTTTCTCTAAACCCTATTGTTGTTGTTGTTTAACTTCATAATCCTTGATATATAAAGGATTTCTACTCTTAAACTCATAACATCTTAAACATTCCCAGACTTACCCTCCTCACCTTTTAAGCTGTCGTTAAAGGTCTTCTATAACCTTTAACCTGCTATTTTTCCGTTATAGATCTGTATAGCATGGAATCTTTTTCTTTGCGCTTCAACGCAACCTCCTTATCTTGGGTTTCGCTCCCGTTGTGTTCCCTGGAAACTACGTGTAGGGATGAGTTGCGTCGAAACCCTCGTTGCGTTCCATATAATGGTCCAAACCACAGAGTTGTTCCTCTGTCCCACCCTTCTAAACTTTGCAAGATGGAGTTGATTCGGGCGGCGTCAGCCTTTGTCATGGCACGCCTCTCCCCTAGGCACTCCCGCCATATCTCTAAGGCGCATACGCGGTCACGTGGAACGAGTTTGAGGCTCTCGGTTTGCATTTCGCCGCCCCAATACATTAACCGTCGACCCAGGCTCCACTTCGACCAATCTTCCGGGACGGGTTTCTGAAGAAACTCCTCGATGATGCCTTGCAATGGGTCACGCTCCAGATGAATTTCGCGGCGCCGGTCGGCTTCCGCCTCCAATTCCTTCGGTAGCGTCAAAGGTTCACCGAGGCGCCAGCGCATCACGGCCTCTGCCCAGATCTGGTCGACAACGTGGTCGTGCAAATCGTCATAAGAGGACAGCTTTGGTTCTTGGACTAAAATATCCACGGGCCAAAAACGGCGATTACCTGTCTGATCGCGTAGATACTCATGGTCGTTCGTCGTGCCGAAAAAGATACAGCGACGAATCTGACTTTTGACGGTTCGAGCGTACGCCGGTCGATATTGGTCCTCCTCTTTACTTAAGAACTGCTTAATGCGATTGACGTCGCTTTTGTTGAACGCCTGAAGTTCAGCGATTTCGACAATCCACTTTCCTGCGATGAGCTCTTCTGCTTCCTTGCCTTCGAAGCTTTTGATACTATCCGTAAACCACTGTCGCCCAAGACGACGGAATAACGTGCTTTTTCCCTTGTTCTGCGGCCCGCTCAAAACGGTCATAACGTCAAATTTCACGGGCTTATCACTCATGGCACGCGCCACAGCTGCAACTAATGCTTTACGCGCAACCGCCCGCGTGTATGGGCAGTCTTCTGCGCCCAAATAGTCGATATAAATGGTGTCGAGTCGCGGTACGCCGTCCCATTTCAGGCTCATGAGATACTCTCGGACCGGATTGCGTGCATGTCGCGCAGCGTGTTCATATACAGCTGCTTCAATGATCCGACTCGGCTTCATCCCAAGAAGAGAGTCTAAATACACACTGAATCCCGCGTCGTCTTGCGGTCCCCAAGGCTGTTCTTCCGTCTCGTGCATGCGTGTTCCCCACGGCAATGGTGGAACCACCATCAGTCGATCCGCAAACGTGTCCAAATAGATGCGCCCCTTGAGTGCCGGGTCGTTCTCAAGGACCACTTGCACGTTATACGCGCTCTTCTCCGGCGCGCCGGTGTTCGGGTTGCGCTTTAGCTTCCTCAGCCAACTGAGGTCGGTCCCCGTAGACGCCGTCTCCGCAGCTGCTCCCGAAACGCCGACGTCTGCCGCCGGCGCTTCCGAGGTCGCGGTGATTTCGTCCGCAAACGCCTCGCGCACTTGCGCGTAACGCTCGGCATCGAGCACGGCCATGACGTCCGGGTCCTGGATGGCGAGTTGCCGCATGGCGGACCAGCTGGGCAGCTTTGCGGGCGGCGTGCCGGGTGCGGCGTCGTCATCGAGGTCGCCGAATTTGTGTAACCGCACCAGGTCCCATGCGTTCACGAGCCGCCCGCTGACTGGATCCGTGGCGTGGTGCGAGTACAGGTACAATCCGTTGTCGTACACGATGGCGCCACCGGTCGTCGTGCCACCTGTGTAGGTATAACGGTCCGGGTGTTCGGTCGGCTCATACACGCCGGGCAGGTATTTGTCCATCGCGCGATAGATGTCGTAGACCTTGCAGAACGCCCCGACGATCCCCGTCTTAGTGGTCGGGTCGGCTTGTTTCGTCGCGCGCTTGACCTGCGCGTCATGTACGCCTGGCACTTGCGGCCACTCCGACACGTCTCGCCAGTTGACGTACATCGCCAGGAGGCCGTCCGTGTCGACGAACGGCTTGTCTCCGTAGTGGAAGACGTACTGGCTGTCGGCGCAACAGGATGGCCAGTACATGAGCCGTGAGGCCTCGAACGTCGTCGGGTCGCATAGCTCGATACCGAGAATAGATGCGAGCTTCCGCGCGACCGGCTCATATTCATCTGCCGTCGCCGTGCGGCTGAGTGGGAAGAGCGCGCGTAGCCGTGGTTTCGCCGGTTCGTGCTTGCGGGTGCTGTAGACGACGTACGCGCACCCGAGGGCCTCCAGCCGGCGCAGGACGTCATCCGTGGCGCCTGCGGGAATGTGGTCGAGGTCGAGGGTGATGAGATCCCGCCCCGCTACGTTCGCGGCCTTGCGGCGGTCTCCGTGGAACCAACCGCCGACAAAGCCGCCCACGTCCTTCAGATCGTCCTGTTGCGCCTTAGGGAGCTGGAGGTATTGCTCGAGCGTCTCCGTGCCTCGCACCGGCACGCGCAGGCGTTCGACGAGCTCCGACCAGTAGATTTGCTGGGCCGGCCAATGCGTGGCCTTACGACTGCCTGCCGCTGCGATGGTGAGAAGTTTGTCGTATTGCATCGTCACCACATCCTCATTCGTCCAGTTCGATGACGGGCATGCCGAGCTGTTGGGCAATCACATACTCAAGCCGCGCGCCGCGGGAAGACTCCCAGCCCGGTAGCATCGCTACAGCGTCTGCGTCGAGTAGCATCCGGAGCGCCCGACGCATGTACCAGGCCCACGGTTGATGCAGGTCGGTCACGCCTTCCGCGGGGTTCAGCGGCTCACCCCCCAGGGCGCGGATGACCTCCGCGGCGCGAAAGAACGCAGGATAGTTGTAGTCGGGTAGCCCGGTCATGGGACCCGCTATGTAGACTTTCATTCGGTCTCACTCCTACATAGAGCCGCCAACAGTTCAGCGCTGACGGCTCGTGTCATGTTGTGCGAACATGCTCTCGGCTACTCGTCAATTTCTATTTGTGACGCGCGCGGGCAGTAGTACAACCACACGTTGAATGATGGGCGTACTTCTACGAGATATCGGTCCACCTTCGCCATGTTTTTGGCCTTGAGAAAGTGTTCCGGCGTTCCCTTTGGTGCGTACGCGAGTGCCGAATGTCCTGCCGGCACGAACGCAATGACGGTGCCCGTCATCTGCATTCGCTCGCCGCGGCGTCGGATGAACCATCGAACCCTTGTACCAGGCCCTAGTTGTTCATTCATGTTTCTAGTCACCTCACATCCATTCCAGAAGCGTGGAAGAAGTGTCGTGCCGTCTTGGCCTCCATAACACCCACGCATAATCCGCGCTGTCAGTGCCTCGACCTGTAAAGCTCGGGCGTTTGGACAACACGTACACAACTTGAAGTCAGTCCCGGCTTGTATGTCGAAGGCTGTCACCACTGCGCCGCGGTCTTGAAGCGCCCGAGCGATTTCACCCGCTCCGGCGCACGGCTCGAGTACCGTCTTGCCGTGCACCAGCGGTCCGATCTTGTCCAACAGAGCTTCAATGACCCATCTTGGCGTTTGATACGCGTCATATTCGTGTCGTGCTGTGCCGCGGTTCGTTGCGCTCATGTTGAGTAGGCCTCTCTCCTGTTAGTACTTCCGGCCGCCGTGGCGGTACGCCCGTGCCTTGTTCCGCGCCATTTTGGTTAAAAGCGCATCCGCGAGATTCAGTCCATGTGCGGCGGCAGTGTCGAATGTGCGGATGACGACATCGGCCAGTTCCTCGGCCACTTGCTCCATGCCATAACCTTTGCGGTCCGCTTCAAGCGCTTCGCTGACTTCGGAGTGGATGAGCGCGAGGTGCACCGGCAATGGTGTTTCAGTGTCGTGCCAGCCTTTGCTGCGCGCGGTGACGTGTACGTCTTCGATGAGCGCCTCGAGCACCGTTCGTGCTACGTCCTCGTGGCACACGAGGGTGAAGGTGAGCGACGGTTCGAATTCGGATTCACTAGTGGCCTTCTCGTCCGGCTCATCGTGCGCGGTATCTTGTGCAGGATCTTGTGCGTCCGTGACCTCCGTATCGGCAACTGGTGCGACCTCGACTGTGTGGACAGAGAGTTGACGACGTAGCTCGTCAAGCGCGGCTGCCTCCGCGTGCATATCTCTAATGCCCCACCGTTCAAGGGCTTGGTAGCCCTGACTGTGCGAGTTGAAGAGCTCTCGAATGGCCTGGGCTCGACCTCGACCATTCAATCGCAACGTGAGGTACGCCTCCTGCGTCGGTTCGGGCTTGTCCTTGCGCTTGTTCCCATATCGCTCCTCGAGGTACGCTTCCATTTCGGCTTTGCTCATGTGATACACCACCATTTCGCTGGATTGCTCCGCCGCGCGCTCCCGGTCCGCGTGTGGGACCGGGGTGCCGGCGAGCGTGCGGTGATAATTCCGATACGTCACGACTTGTCCACCTCGCGTTTGCGAGGTCGGGCTTTGCCCTGGTCAGGGTGACGCAGGATGTAGTCGAGCACGCGGACCTGTTGACCGACGACATACGTGAGCTCAATGACCGTGGGCAAGCCCTTGTGCATTTTTAGCGGACGCGCTTCGACGATGACGACATCGGAAGTGACGGGAGTGCCCATTCCGCCCCACCTCACTTGGTCATGACCGCAAGTAAGACTTTGCGGTGCCCGTTTCGTTGGGAAAGTAGAAACGGCGTCTCTGAACCGTAGAATTCAAATTCGACTTCGTTGCTGTCATCCAACTGTTGCAGCGCCTGATGGAGCAGCTGCGCGTTGAGCCGTAGCCAGAAGGACATGCTGGCCTGACACGGTACATCCTGTTGCAGTTCGTGCCCCTCCGCGCGCGCAGAGATGACGGCTTTTTCGATGAACCCCTCGATTGTCATCCGGAATTCGAGATCACGGCGTTTGACTAATTTGTAAAGCGAGATCACAGATTCGAGTGCTTGCATCCAGGCCTTGCGATCAAGCGTGCCGCTCGCAATAGGTGTCGACCGCGGAAAAACCCGTTCCACGTCGGGGTAATGCCGCCCATCTACATGGTGTACAAGCGGCCGAATGGCAATCTTATGCCCGTTGTCCCAATACCAGATGTGGCTATCATTCCAGGCCATGTAGGCCCCTGAGTACCCGAACAGTTTTCCGAGTGTCGCCGCGTAGGAGGCGGGTAGGACGAGATCTTGAGGCCAAGACTTGTTTGTTTTCGCCCAATATGCAGACAAGCCGTCCGATGCAAACAGCGAATCGCCGCGATGGCAGATGTTCTGCAGGATCGGTCGTGCTTCCGACTTCGCTGCCGAGAGCGCCGCATGTTCAAGCGCATCAAAGTAGTCCCTGTCACAATTGATGGCCTCGCTTGTCGGCTCCGGCGGAGCTTTCGGGAAGTCCTCGGGCAAGATTTCAGGATTGAGCACCATCGGGCCCAGGCGTGGCCGGTCGCCGAATTGCAAAGCGGTCGGCGCCTTGATGTTTAGGATTACGTCACGATGAAGTACCGCGGCCGCCGACGTAGACACCGTCACGTCAGGTAGGAAGACGGTTCGTTGATAGTACACATCGCTGTTTGCCGCTTCGATGATCAGGTCGTTGCCTTCTGCGGTGATGCGGATGTGCTCGAATGTACGGACAGGGTGTTTCTTCGGGGCAAGCCGCGCGGCGGCCTTCATGGCAGCGAGAATGGGTTGCGTAATTTCAACGGTCAAATCAGTGGTCGTTGTCATGCTTCTTGACTCCTTTCGATGATGCGGTTGAGGTACCAAACGGCCTTTTCAAGGTCTTCCTTGCCGCCTTTGTGCTGATAACGCGAGAGATACTTGATGGCGTTGCCGATGCAGTAACCTTCAAACCGTTCCGGTCCGAGCTTTGCCTCGATGAAGTCGATCGTCTCGATGCCGCCGGTTACGTAGTGACGGGGATGGTTGACCGGGTCGTATGTAGGGGATTCTGGATGTAGGATGGTATCGGTCAACCGTGTAACGACGTCTTCAGGGTCGAGTTCGCCGGCATCGACGCGCGCCTTTAAGGCGCGTAAAGCGCGTTCCCACAGTTCTCCCATGGTGTCGCCTCCTCCATAGGCTCGAGTTCTTCCAGCCAGAAGCACTCCCGGTATCCAAAGTCGAGCATTACGGTTGCCCAGCCTCGAGGAGAGATGTACTCGATGGTGCCGTCCACGTAGCGATGTCCAATGCGCATGCCGAGTCGGTCGAGAGCCGTGACGCGTTGGCCCACTGTGAGTGCGGTGTCTCGCATGTGTCGTCCTCCTGTTCATAGCAGCAATAGTCGTGTACACCGTATCGATTCAGAGGCTCTTCAGTCGTGCGGCCGCAGTAGAAGCAGGTTTCATGCAAGGCCATCAATCCTTTCGGTAGTACTCGCAGACAAAGCCCTCGGCTTTCAGCGGTAGCCCTGGCGCCCAGTCGATGGGTTGGCCCATGATGTTCGTCACCGCATCGATGTCTGCGTGTTCAGCCGGGACGTCAAGCACGATCTCGTCATGCACGTGAAACGCGATTTTGTAGCCCGCCTCAGCAAGGCGCATGAGCGATACCGCCAAACAGTCGCGGGCGATGGCCTGCACCAGGTTCTCGACGAGCTTCCCGCCCCACGTGGACGTCCGCTCCGGTTTGCCGCTTTTCATCGCGGTGCCTTGATAACTCAACTGTTCGTTCCCACGGTCGTTGAACTCGATGGCAGGTCTCGCGTAATAGAGCTTGCGCCCGCTTGGTAGCCGCACGGTGAGCCAATCCTGTTGACCATCGCCCTCTCGTGCGAAGATGAGCCCCCGCACGCCGATGGCTTGTCCCGTGCGCATCACCTCAAGTGCGGCGTTTTCGACGGTGTACCAGAGGTCAACGATACGTCGGTTGGCGGCGCGCCAGCGCTGCACGATTTCAGGCAGTTCATCCTCTGTGAGACCTTGTTTCAACGCGCCCATGTTGATGAGCGCCCCTGAACCGCCGCCGTATCCAAGCGCAAGCGTTGCGACCTTACCTTTCTGCCTCAGCTCGTACTCCGGGTTGCCCTTGACGATCCGCTCGAGCGGCACGCCGAACATCTGTGCAGCCGCGGCTTCGTAGATCTTGCCGTGGGTTCGGAAGACCTCGAGCACCCATTCTTCTCCCGCCAGCCATGCCGTGATGCGCGCTTCAATCGCGGAGAAGTCGGCGACGACGAAGAGATGTCCCGGAGAAGGGATGAGCGCAGTCCTCGTCAGCTGCGAGAGTGTGTCCGCCAGGTTGCCGTAGATCACCCGGATGGCATCGAGCTTGCGCGCCTTGACGAGGTCTCGTGCGAAGGACATGCAATCCAAGTGATTTCTTGGAAGATTTTGAGGTTGAATGAGTCGCCCCGACCATCTCCCCGTTCGATTGGCCCCATAGAACTGGAGCAATCCGCGCGCGCGACCGTCTGCGCAGGTAGCTTCTCGCATGGCCACGTACTTTTTGACCGAAGCTTTCGACAGTTCCTGGCGAATTTCTAGGATTCTCCTTACTTTCGTGTCGTCTGTCGTCTGTAGGAGGGCCTCGACGGTGTCCTTGCGGACGTTGTCGATGTCCTCCTCGAGCGCCTCACTCAGCCACTGCGTGAGCTGTTTCGTGCTGTTGGGATTGTTGAGTCCCGACAGCTGAACGGCCTCTTCCATAAGAGCCTGATTGATGCTCTCGCTTAGGCTGATGGCACCGTTCACGAGGTCCGTGTCAATGCCTACTCCGTACGCGTTGATGCGCTGATCAAGCACCCACAGCTGCTGCTCTTCTGCGGGCACCGGGAAGGCCGCCAGACGTCGTGCAACCTCCATCTCAACCTCGACGTCGCGTCGGCAGTACTCCTTGAAGAGCGCCCACTTTTCGGGCTCGTGATACGGAAGCGTCCGTGTGCGACCTCCGTTTGCCTTGGTCGGCTTACACGGCATACAGAACGTTCGGATCAGCGCAGCGCCGACGCTCATCTTCTGCTTGTCTTCCTCGAGTTGGAGCGCTTTGGCGACATTGGCGAGACCCATCGGATATCCGCAGTACAAGCCGTGCACCATGGTGCAGCGCCACTGCTCGATCGGAGATGGCCAGAACCGATTGATGCAGTACCACTCAAAGGCCGCGTTGTAGGCGTGTTTAATCACGCCCGGGTCTTGCAGCGCCGACAGAATGTCTGCCGGCAGCTGCTCGCCCTGAGCCAGGTCGACGACCTCAACGGGCCCTCCGTCAAACGAGTACGCAAACAGCAGGATCTCGAAGTCAGGACTTTGCGCGTACTTGTACAGGCCGCTTTTCTTGATGTCGACGCTGGAGAACGTCTCGATGTCCACGCTCAAATGTCGCATCGCTCACAACCCCATCACGCCTCCGCTCAGCGGTTGGCCAGTAATCGGATCGATGGCAGGTTTCGTAGCCGTTGGCGGCGCAGTTGGTGTGGTAGTCGTAGCTGGCGTGAAACCATCACCGAAGGCCTGCGCGGCACTGATTCGTCCGCCGAGTGGTTCACCATCTGCGACCTTTTGCACTGCGTTCAAGCCGCATCCGATACCGCGGTTGCCGTTCGTATTGAAGGCGAAGAAGGTGATCGACACGCGCCCGTACATGCCGCTGTAGATTTGCGTTTGGTCGAGAATCGGGCTCAGATTGAGGTCGACCACTTCGACCGGCTGTTTGCTGGAGGCGGTGACTACCCAGTGACCCTTACATTCAGGTCCAAATGGTTCGCCGTTCGGGCGCACGCCGTCTCCGTCGTGGACCGGGATCTTGAGTACCGGGGGCCGCACGCCTCCCCACTTCGAGAGGACGCCTTCTTGGATGGCTGCTTCGATAGCCGCATCGATACGTTGCTTCGTTTGCACGTCGGATTTCGGGATGAGAAGCGTCACGCTGTACTTCGGCTCCTGTCCGGGATTCGCGGCATACGGTTTCGTCAGATGAACGTAGCTCAGACGCACTTGTCCAGTAGTCACGGCGGTCGGTTTTGTCATCCTTCGTCTCCTCCAAAGGCCTCTTGGGCCGTAATTTTCGCGGTGATCGCGGGACGCTTGTCCGATTCAGGCACGAGTGTCGGTTTGCCAGGTTCCTTCCTCACGAGTCCCGGTTCCTCAAGCAGTTGACGATACTGCGCTTTGCCGAGTACCTTTTCGAGTTGCGCGACGCTTAACGGTTTGCGCTCATAGAGCACCGCTTCATCGATGCCGGCGTCGATGAGCGCCTTGAACGCGGCGTCTAGGTCGACGTATTGCCGCGAACCGCGACCTTCGACGGCTTTCCAGCCGGGGATCTCGTTGCCGGCCAAACACTGCTGCAGCGCGTACTCTTCGAGATCCGCCACCCACTCTGCCAATGCTTTGGCTCGACGCAGAATTTCCCCGACCTCGCTGTCGGTGATGAGCGGAGGCTTCGCTTGTCCGAACTCCTCAAGCGCCAGGTACTGCTCAGCACGAGCCCGGCAGACGGACTTCGCGCGACAGAAGCGACAGTGTTCGCCCGCCTTGAACTCACCCTCGCCTCGATACGCCATTTCGGCGATAGGCTTGATAGATGCGCCCCATGCGAGCAGATCGTCGACGGAGATCGTCTCTTCGCTGATGCTGTCGAGACGAGGTTGAACGATGGCTGTGTGAATTTGCGCGATCGGGTACAGGAAACCGTACTCCTGCAAGGCGCCGAGCGCGTAAAGACGCATTTGTGGGTTGCCTTCTCCGCTCACTCGCACGCCTTTCCCGTATTTCAGGTCGATGATGTGTAAGGTTTCGCCGCCGATCACGATGCAGTCGCCGGTCCCAAAGCCCTCAGGTGCGTAGGTGCTGTAGTCAATCTGCTTCTCTACCGTCACGTAAGGTGGCACGCGATAGCTGTGCACGATACCAAGGACGTAGTCGACATAGCTATCCGTGTAAGTGTCCATTTCAGCACTGTAGAGCGGATGCGACTCGAGTTCTTTGCGGCGTTTGTTGAATTCTCGAGTGTTGAGATCGCCCAGCTTCAGCGCCTTGCGCAGCTTCAACTCGGCGAGCTCGTGCGCAAGTGTCCCCTCGGCCGCGTACTCGCTTGTCGTGTCTGGAAACTGTTCACACAGTCGCGCACTCGGTGGACAAGCCAACCATCGATGTGCAGCGGACGCGCTGAGCAGTGCGTGGGGTCGCTCTGCGTGTATCCCGACCACTAGAGCTTCGCCCCCATCTCGCGTAGCTTTGTCGCGAACGCACCGTAGTGTTCAGGCGCCAATGCGGTAAGTGCTTGTGCGCCGAACGACTGGAGCAGTTGGATGAGCTCGTCCCGTCGGCCGGCGTCGACGAGCTGTGTCGCGGCGACCGCAAGCTGCTCCAACGTATAGGTCGGCGCGGCTGTCGGCACGGCAGCTGTGGGCGCGGACGACGGCGTGGGTGCCGCAGATTGGGTTGTTGTCGCGACCGGCGCCGTTGCCGGAGTCGCCGTGGGTTGAGGGCTCGGCGGTGGCGGAGTCTGTGCAGTCACCTCGGATACGGCCCGCTCATGCGCCAGCGAGGCCTTGGCCGCCTCCGCGGAGACGCCCATGGCGAGGACGGAGGCGAGCTCGAGAATGGCGTGCGTCAGTTCGGGCGCTTCGATGCGTACGGTCAGCTCCATGTCGTCTTCACCTCCTCCGCGGCGATCGCCGCCTTTGCTTCAGCCAGGAGTTTGTCCAACGCGCGCTGCAGCGCCCGTTCCGGATGCAGTGCGTGGCTGTCCGACGGTGCCAGCGTACGGGCGTCAAAGGTGCTGAGATAGTTGCCTCGCGTTGTGGTGATGCGGACATCGCACATCCGTCCGCGGATTCGCTCAATGCGGCCTTGACAGCCTACCGAGTGCTCGGCGTGTGGGCCGACGATGACGGGTTGTCCGACGTAGAACTTGTGCATGCCTGTCCCTCCAGTCGCTCGATCTCGTCGAGCAGTTTGATGACCACTTTGGCGGGGAACCGCAGTCCCCAATGGCCGTAGCGGCGTACCAGCTCTCGCACGTCCGCCACGGTCACGCTGTCCCAGATGTCGGGCTCAGCAGGGGCTGGCGGAGACACAGGCACGTCTGGTACACTTATGGCGGTGGTTTGTGTCAGACGTGCTGTGCCTGGGTTCCCGTTGCCGCGGGAACCCTTTTTCCGTTTGCCCCTGCGTCTGTTGCCCATGCGGGTCACCTCCTTTCAGGTACTTCGTTTATGCAGGAATTTCCGTCTACACATCGAAACTGTCACCAGGGGAGCGGAAGTCCTGGAGGCACGTTATGGAACCAAAAGACTTTTTCAAGGGTGATTCAGCAGACCTGAAATGCCCGGGTTGTCGGAACAAATTCTCAGTGGCAGCTGAGAGTTTGTTCATACCAGACACTGTCGTGCGTTGCCCTCTCTGCAACGCTGAGATCCGTTTGGACAATCGCGAAGCGATCGACACGGTGCAGCGGACACTGGACGACTTATCCAAGTTGCTTAGGAAGCAAACGACGCATATCAATCTGAAACTTTAAGCAGCGAACCGTTCCCCTCCCCGTTTTGGGGGCTCAAAATGTCTGCCAGTTCTCGCAGTTGATTAGCTAGCTCACTCCTGTCGAGCGCAACTTTGATGGTGTATAGGTTTCCACGGTTCGTGGCATCCGTTTTACTCTCAGTTACGTCTGACACCCAGAAGGGCCGAGGGCAGTATCGCTTTTCAATTCGAATGTGAGCTACTTGAGAGAGGTCAAATTCAGGGTGCAGGCGGAACTTGTCCAAGTCGGCTTCCGCCTGCTCGTAGCATTGATGCACGACAGGCGCTTCAATCTGTTCACCGTTTTGCAGGGTGTAAATCCGGACGTAGTAAGCGTCCATTGTGATAAGCCCTCCTTTCAGAACCATTGCTTCCAGATGAGCCACGCCGCATCGACGAGATCGGGATACTCGTGTTGCAAGAACTCAAGAAACATAGGGAAATCGTTGGGATGTGGGTCTTCAAAGCCGGTCTTGTCGCAAAACTCCATCAAGACGTCGTCACTGTCGATGGTGTTCATATGAAGCCCTCCTCTCACGCGATTCGTTTCCTTTGTATTCGCACGTAATGCTCTTGAAGCAGCTGTTTGCGTCGCTGATAATCCGGTACGGCCACCAGCAATCCAATGTCCACCCGCTGGAGGGCTTCGATGGCTTGTATTTGTTCAACCGTCAAGTACGGGCGAATGACAGCGTCCTTGTCCAGCCCGTGCAGTTGCCTGAAGGCTTTCGCGTCCATGCCGAGCACGATGCGATAGATCATGTTGATCTCGTTACTGAAGTGGTAATGCTTCGGCTCTTCATGCGCGTTCATCACGGCTTCCGTGAACGCCGGAAATTCCATCTTGGCGGCTTGCAGCGAGCGGATGAAGGCTTCCATCGCGTTGAATCGGGCGATGTAGGCTTCTTTGAAGGCTCTTGCCTTCGGACCCTTGAAGTCCATGACCGTCATTACGAAACCGTCTTTGGTCAAAAGAAACTCTCGGTTCCACCGCCCAGATGCGTCTTTGTATCTGGACTCCTCAAAGTTGAGGAGCCGAAATTGTTCACTCACCCCACTTGTGGGGGCAGTGATTTCGTCGATCGTACGCAGCACGTGGTCGTGCCGCCTTCCAAATTCCTCGGCAATTTGGCGACTGCTGCAAAACGCTTGCCCGTTACGCTCGTACAGTCGGTATTCAGGGTTGAGTATGAGCTTGGCCATCCATACGGCCTCCTTCCTTGATGGCACGAATGCTCTCCAACTCTGAAGTCACGCCTAGTTCCTCCATCACGATGGGGTAGAAGAACTGCGCCAAAACCTCGGCAAGCCGCTCTGGCTCGGGGTGTGGTACCTCTTCTACCGTGATCCGAATTCCTTTAGCGCGCTTGATTGGTGTCAGCCCCTTCCGCGTGATGGCCGTTCACACCTGGACCGGTCTTCGTGAGTTGACATTTGGCCCAAGGATAAAGTTAAGTTTCGCTTAAGTAGAAGGCATAAGACGGCCCTTCACCGTAAGCGTCACTTGCGCAAGTTCAATTGATGCTTTATAATAGGCGTCGACAACAAGTTTCCCTTAACTATCAGACAAATAAAAACTAGGGTCGTTCAACTCAGGAAAGAGCTCGTCCAGAGGAACACCAAAATAGTGCTCCATCCGTTTCATGATACGAATGCTTGGCAAGTAAGTACCATGTTCGATAGCTCGAAGGTATGTCTCTGTAATCCCGAGATCCGCTGCGACTTTGCGCTGCGTCCCTTTTTGCTTGCGGGCTTCCCGCAATCGAGCGCGCAAAGGCGTTGAGGATGATGTTTGCGTGACCATTTCGGGGCCTCACCTCCTTGTGCCTCGAATATAGCACTTAAGTATCGCTTAAGCAAGGGGGTGAATCGAAAATTTTATTTAAGGACGGTGAAGTACATGACGTTGGGGCAACGCATTCGGCAGACGCGCATCCGGCGAGGTTTAACTCAAAGTCAGATCGCAATGGCTTTAGGAGTCACCGAGGCAAACATTTCAAATTACGAACGGGATAAATCCATACCGCCAAGTGAGCGATTACAAAAACTTGCTGAAGTGTTGGGGGTTTCGGTAGACTATTTACTCGGGCGTACTAATGACCCGCACGGGTATTCCCAAGATGCGGGTGAAGACGAACAATTGAGGGACGCAATTGAATTTATTACTCGAGCCCGGGATGAGCTCTCGGAGGAAGCGTATACACGGTTCCTTGAACTCACGAAGAAACTCGCGGAGGCGATGAGGGACGGAAACAAGCACAAATAACGACCATCCAGTATTGTCTTCTCCTCGATTTAATGAAATGGAACAGATCGCCTGTGTCGCTCTTGCGGAGATTGGAAACCCTAAACCACCAATTGATCTCGCACCTCTAGCTCGAATATTTGATTGCGACATACAATTCACTTATTTAAATGGCCCAGAAGGCTACACCGTTAGAACGGGTACAGGGTATCACATATACATAGCGACTGATTTAGAAGGCGACCCGCAAACCGTACATCGTAGACAAAGATGGACGTTGGCACATGAACTTAGTCATGTCATCGCTCATTGGAATCTGCCTTGGAATACGACCAAAACTTTGGACAGGGTTTCAAGGGGATTACTCAATATTCTTGAAGTCGAAGCAAATTGGTGTGCATCTCGACTTCTTATTCCTGATTATTGTTTTGAAACTCTTGAAGACCTTATCCCAAGTTATTTGGCAGAGAAGTGCGATGTTAATTTTACGCCGGCCTCAAAACGTATAGAACACTTGAGTTGGAGAGTTCGTAACCGACTACAAGCGCTTATTCCGGTACCGCTCGAAAGAGCAGCCGCATATTTGTTTTTTAAGGACACAGGCTCTTTCTCCTCCTAAGAAATGAAATGGAGGTCTAATTATGTCTTTATTTGAACAAGCCATTCAACAGATGAAGGAAGAAATGCTTGTAGAACTTGAACGGCGCCTGTGGGAACGACTTGAGCCGCGCATTGAACAAGCTCTGTTGGCGCGACACATGTCTATTGCGGAGCTTGCCGAATATTTGCACGTTTCCGAACCCACTGTACGCCGACTGATTCGAGAACGTGCTATTCCGTCCTTTCGAGTGCGAGGGCAAATCTTCGTTCGACAGGTGGATGTTGACGAGTGGATTCGACAGCAAGTGGAAAATAAATAAGATATGGTAATATAAAGTTTTATTTATATATTTTGCAAGAAGGGATGGGGTTGTTTGGCTAAAAAGAGCGCGGTCCGAGCTGTTGCTTACCCCCGCTATAGCTCCGATAACCAACGCGAAGAGTCGATTGATGCCCAGATGCGCGCGATCGAGGAATACTGTAGACAGAAGGGCTACGAACTAGTTGGGGTTTACCCAGACGAGGCACGGTCGGCGACGACCGATGATCGACCGAACTTTCAACGGATGATCCAAGATAGCGCAAAAGGACTCTTTGATGTGGTTGTCGTGCATAAATTAGATCGCTTTGCGCGCAATCGTTACGACAGCGCGTATTACAAACGCATTCTGAAGCGGAACGGTGTACGTCTTGAAAGCGTCCTGGAGCACTTGGACGATTCACCGGAAAGTGTTATTTTGGAATCAGTATTAGAGGGTTTGGCCGAGTACTACTCCAAAAACCTCGCAAGGGAAAGCCGTAAAGGATTGAAGGAAAACGCCCTAAAGGGCATGACAACAGGTGGACGGCCGCCTTATGGCTATCGAGTCAATCCAGAGACCAAGCGTTTGGAAATCGATGAACGTGCCGCAGAAGCCGTCCGAATCTTCTTTACCCGTATTGCCGAGGGGAAAAACAAGTCGGAGATCGCTGCAGAGCTCAATGAACGCGGCTTCCGTACCCAACGCGGGCGGCCTTTCACCATCAATAGTTTTGACGGTTGGCACTGCAACAAGAAATACATCGGCATTTATACTTGGGACGTACGGTCTTCAAAGCGAGAAGATGGAACACGGAATAATCATGATTTCAAACCAAGAGATGAGCAGGTTGCTGTGGAGGGTGTAGTCCCTCCCATCATTGACCGTGAACTCTTTGAGAGGGTGAATCAGATCATGGCCACACGGAAATTCAAACCGAGCTATTACAAAGGCGATGCGACGTATCTGTTGAGCGATAAGTTGTACTGCGGTCAATGCGGTGCTCGTTGTAACGGGAACAGCTATACCAACAAAGGAAGTCAGTATCAGTACTACACATGTTCTGCGAAGTGTGGTCTTCCGAGCATTCGTAAGTCTGACATCGAGAATGCGATCATCAAGCTTTTAGTTGACACCTATTTCACAGACGAATCCATCCAAATGATGGTGAAGAACACCCAAGCACTGTACGCAGAACAGCGTACGCAATTGAAACAAAACGAAGAAGCGCTGCGACGCGAGCTTTCGGAAATTAACCAGGACATTCAAGCCTGGATGAATTCGTTAAGAGGTATTAAAGATCAGGAGCTTGTCTGGTCGTACATCAATGAAGCTAAGGACCGGAAGGATGAAATCGAAAAAGCGCTTGTTCGTCTTGAAGTCATGAAAAAACGGGATTATCTGGACGACACGGCGATTGAGGCTGTGATCCGTGAAAAGAAGTACCAGCTCCTCCACGGAGACGACGCGGCAAAGAAGGCCGTCATACAAGAATTCGTCGACTCCGTCATCCTAACCTTCGACAACGGAACCGACGAATTCGACTGCAACTTGCGAGTTCGGGTTAA